GTACATTGCTTCTTCAGCAAACTTATGCACTTGCATCTCTGCATCAGTACCTAGACTATCGCTTATATATTTTAAGGTTACAGTTTTTCCGGAAATATTAGAACTAAAATGTATATTTCCTGCTAAATTATCAATATAAAAAAACCCGTTTACTTGAGCGTGCTGAGGGTCTATACCATATCTTTTACCAGTATTTAAATCGTAATTGTCACCATCATAATTATAATCTTCTGTTTCATTAGCTGTTGGTGATGATGCTTTGTAAGCCGCCCAAGTGTCAGAATCTGTTTCGTACTGCAACTCATCTGCATTTAAGTTATATGTACCATCAACATTTTGTTTTATAGCTTTTGGATTAGATGTTTTTAATGTAGGGTATAAAGTACGCTCAACTCCAACCGCATCATGCCACGATAATTTAACATAATTGACATAATCTTGTGGTAATATCATTTTTAAACTAGAAGGTATTTCTATCTCCTGTGCTTTTGTAGACTTAAATGTGTCAAAGCTTAGCTCTTGCAAAGCTCTTTGAGCATGAAAAGCCACATCAGTTCTTTTTATTTTTTGTATTAACTTATCGTCACCTACATAAGCAACCATAAATTGATCTATTACATTGTCAAGAGAAATAAACTGATAGTTTCCTAAATTGCCAGCTTGATACTGGGCTTGCGTTTGATTATCTAATAGTCCCATTTATTATTGTTTTTCTAGTTGTTGTTGTTTCATATCTTCTTGGCTACCTATGCTGTATAATTCTCCACCAAGAGATATACCGCTTAGTGCTAATATTTTATATACAAGAGAAGTTTCTTCTGAAGCATGTAGTTCAAAATCAGTAGACGATGCACTGTTATACAACGCCGCTCCGTTTATCTCCGTGTAACCCCAATTTGCTTTTGCAGGCTTTTTAATGTAGTTGCATTTTATATCTGCTGATGCGAACGTAATAGTTACTGACCCTCCACTTTGTGCATCTTTGTCGATGGTTAAAACAGATCCGTTTATTGCAGTTATCTTAGTGTCAGCTAAAAGACTTCCTTGGGTAATAGTTTGACCAACTTTTATAGAAGTTAAGTTTGATCCAGTTATATTTATTAACTTATTATCACTATTGTGTCTAAGAGAACCTGTTGATGTGAAAAATACAGCCGCACCATTAGTGCCATCACCGTAAGGATATATTTTTATTGTAGCTTCGCCTCTTCTTAAATAAACAGGTCTTTCAGTTGTTGGTTTGGCTAAAGGGGATTGACCGTAAGTTACTAACTCGTCTTCTGTTATTTCTTCTACTATTCTAGTCGCGTCAGTCGTGTTATATGATAGTACATTGTCTAATCTATAAACATCGGTTGGAAGCGTGCCATCTCCAAAAGCATTAACAATTATAACAGGTTGATGTCTTTTTTTAAATATACTTATTTTTTCTTCTAATAAGTGAACAACGTCAGCTCTAGGCGTTTGGTCTTTAGGCATTCTGTTAAACTGACCTGCATCGTAAAAATATTGTTCAAATATTTCCATCTGCGCTTGGTTAGCAAATAAGTTAAATTCTTGAGGTGTTATGTAGCCTCTTTGTTCTTTGTTAGCCATAGCTAACACTCTTTGATATACTGTATCTATACTTACTGCCATATATATTTTTGTTTTGTAGTTTGCAATCGCCCCGTAGGGCGACTGCTCTACAGTTTGATTAGTTTAATCGTTTTTCTATATTTGCATATATTTCCATACCTTCATCAGTTTTAAACCAATGTGCTAAAGCTGTGTATGGATGTTCATCAAAAGGAACTGTCATTATAGGTCTATCATTTGATCCCCATAAAAAGTTTCTTTGATCTGAGCTTAGTTTAATGATACCAAGCTCTACAGCTCTAATACCAAAATTTCTAAGCTGAACATTATCATCATTAGCTAATTCTAAGAATAAATTAGGGTTGTTTCTAGCAAATACTAGTAAATCTCTTTTAAGTTCCTTAGAACTCATCTTAGATACCTCAGAACCTTTTTCTACTCTCATAATTGCTTCTGCCATATCTATGTCTAAGTCTCTAGCCATTAATATTGCATCAGCTTCTAATTCTAATATTTCTATTTCACTAGCAGCTTCTTTTTCAGGTTCAAGCTCTGAGTAAACCTTTTCTTTACTAGGGTGATATAAAGATAATAGTTTTTGTAAAGTAGTTTTTTCTTTTTCTACAAACAAACTACCATTTCTAAAAATTATATGTTCTAATCTTTGATCTCCTACCATTTCATCTACAAAAGGAGTTTTTTGGTTTTGACAATATTTTAATTCTCTTTCGTAACCTTTTTCTTTGTCAAACCAGTATAAATCAGAACTTCTCAACATATAAGATAAAGGTTTTTTGTTACTTTTTAAATTGTAAACTCTATCTTTTATTTCCCATTTAGGTTTTGTAGGTTTTTGTGTTTTAACTACTGGAGTTTCAACAACAGGTACCTCTACCTCTTGTGTTTTTTGTTTTTTTGCCATAATATAATATATAATAAAATTAATAAATAAAAGGACCGAGGCCGAAGCCCCGGTTCTTTAAAATAAACAGTGCTTATTTCATTAACATGAAATTGTTAGCACCTTGTGTAATTAAACATCTTTCAGTTAACATGTGTAATTGCATTGCATCTAAAGCAGATGTAGCAGCTCCAACCGAACCAGTAGTCCAAGTCTTCATTCTTCTATCATCAGTTTGAGAAGCTCTGTAACGCACGTGTAAGAAAGGTCTCTTCATGCTTGCACCAACAGTTTGGTCATAAACTGAAGAAGTACCAGCTGGAATCATAACCCCTCTAATAGCACCTGTACCAGCAGCAGAGTTAATACCACCTCTAGTAGCTTTGTCATTTAAGTATCTAAAGTCAGACTTGTAGAAATCGTAAGATCCACGTCTAAAACCAGTGAAACCTAAATTTAATGCCATATCTTCAGAGTTGTTAAATACACCGTAAGACGTACCACCAGCACCGTAAGAATTCATTGAAGCTAACATATCGTCCATAGCTAAGCTAGTGTTTCTGTTAACAAACATCATGTATTCTTCGATAGCACCTTGCTTATCAAACTCAGCTAAAATAGCGTCAAATTCAGCTAAATCAGTAGCAGCGTTAACACCAGTAACACCAGTAGTAACATTACCTCTGTCTTCAATAGCATCGAATAAACCTTGAGTACCTACACTATCACCGTCATTTCTTAAGAAAGCATCAATAGCGTTGTTACCAGCAGCATCACCTTTAACAGATTCTAACATAGACATTTCAATGTAATCATTAAAACGAGCTCTAGTATCAGACTCTGCTTTTAAGTACCACAAGTAACCTCCTTGACCACCTTCAGTAGAAACTTCAACCCAACCAATTCTTGAAGAGTCAGATCCTGAGATCTCGTAGTAATCTTTCATTATAATTGGTTTGTTTTGAAAAGTTTTGAAAGCAGGCTCGTTAGCACCTCTTGAATCAGAGTGTGTACCACCAACTTGATTGTAGCCAACTGCTTTTGCGTATTCAGAACCGTAAACTAATAAAGTTGTTGCATCAGCAGTAGATAAAGCAGCTATTGCAACACTGTCATAAGGTAAAAGCGTTATTACTGCACTTGCAACTCCACTAACTAAAGCTTTAAACACACCATTAGCGTTAGATATTAAAACAGTATCGTTAATTCTAATACCATGGTCAGCAGCTGTAAATCCAGTTCCATTACCATCAATGTCTTTAGTAACTGTAAACTCGTTAGAACCAGACATGTTACCTGTATAAGATAAGTGTAAACGACCTTGCTCAGACCAAACAACTTGGTCAGCAGTCATCGCTTCTTCAGCCCCAACTTGCGCTAAGAAACCTGAAATAGTTCTCGGTCCGAAAACTTCAGCTTCTTTTTCCATTAGGTCTGGTAAATATTGTTGTGACCAACCAGCATTCGAGCTGTTAGCCAAATCTAAGTAGTTTGTAGCTAGTGTTTGCTTTTGTGAAGCAGGTACACTGTTCAAACTAGGTCCTCCATTAATTGCCATAATTTGTAATTTTTAAATTTATAATTTATTTATTGTTTTTGATTTTAAACTTAAAGCTAGGAGAATCATCGCTAAGTACTCTTACTTTTGGTCCACTAGTATTGTCATTTGAAAACGATTGTCTAGGGTCCATATTAACATTTTTAGATTTAGCAACGCTTTCTTTTAAAGCATCAACTTTACCTTGTTCGTAAAAGTGATTAGCAATAGCATCAGAATTCATGGCTGTAAATAAAGATTTATGATAACCTTTAGCGTCTGTTAAAGATAAATTTTTATCTAAAAACTTTTTAGTAAAATTTTCTAAACTACTTTGGGTTTGCTTTACCTCAGCAACATTTTTCACATTAAACCTATATTTTTTATCTCCGACGTTGTATTCAAAACCTTTGAATTTATCGTTAAAAACTTTATCAGTTTCTTTATTAAAAATATCTGTGTTTATTTTTGCTATCTTTTGAGTTTCTTCCGACTCTTTGTTATATCTATTAAAGAAGTTTACAGCTTTTTGTTGTTCTTGAGTCAACTTTGACCCGGCTTTAATTTCTTCATAGTATTTGGACTTTTGCCCGTCCAGATGGGCTTTAGCGCTGGCAACTTGCTCTTTTAACGCTATTTTTTTCTTTTTAACATCTCTTTCTTCATCAACTTCTTCGTCATACGAAAATGAGTCTTCAATTAAAAACTCTATTTCATCTGATGTTAAATGAGATTTTGTTTGTTTATAGTACTCTCTAAGAACTGACATATCGTCATAATTTGAAAAATCTTGATTAAGACGTACGTAATCTTCTAAACTACCACCAGTTTCTTCCATAAAATCTACAACTTTTTGTAAATTATCAGGTAAAGCTTTGCCAGTTTCTTTAGCTTCTACTATCTCCTCTGCTAATTCTTCTGTTTGTTCTTGAACCTCTTCTTCAGTAACTTCTTCTAGTACTGGAGTTTCTTGTGTTTCAGCTTCCGGTTGTACTTCTTCTTGTTTTTCTGTGGTGTCGGCATTATCAAGCTCTGTAACCACTCCCTCGTCGACAGGGTTATCTTCTTTAGTTTCATCTTCTTTTGGTTTGTCTAAATTAACAACGTAATCGCCGTCTTCATTAATGTTTGGTTTTTTAGTTTCTTCAACTGGTTGTTCAGTTGCTTGTGTAGTTTCTTCAACTACGTTTTCTACGTTTTCTTCCATAATATAATATAATAATAATTAATAATTTTAACTAGGATCAAAGTCACCTAAACCAAAGCTCCCTAATGTATCATTACTTGCAGACTCAAAGTTTTTAGGTCCTTTGTCTGTATTTCTTTGATCTATCATTTCGCTTTGTTGTGTAGCTTGGATTTTAGTTCTTTCGTCTTTACGATCTTCTTTTACTTTTTCTTTTTCTTTTACAACTTCAGCTTCAGCTTTTTTTAACTGCATATTAAGCTCAAACTCCATTTGCATTAACTCTTTTTTATGCATAACTTCTTGCTGCATTCTCATGTTTTCTATTTCGGCTTTCATCTGCTCCATTCTCATGTTGCTAGCAGTTAATGCTTCGTTTTTCTGCATTTCAGATTGAGCCGCAGCTTGAGCGGCTTGCTGATTTGTTTGTGACTGCATCTGCATGTTTCGCTCTTGAATCATTTGGTCTTTAGCTTGTTTCTTTTTTCTACGTATTTTTAATAATTGATTAGCAAGCTTTATGTTTTTAATTTCTCTAAGATCAATAGCATCTTCTAGTTCTATGTTTTGTTGCTGCAACGCCATTTGTATATTGTTTTCAAGCATGGCTTTTTCTTCTTCATCTGGTTGTAACTCTATAAATATACCAAAATCATACAAATGTAATTCCTTTAATTCTTCTAACGTAGCAACGTTATGAGCGCCTATTTGTTGTATAAAAGCATCTTTAGTTGGTGAATACTCTATAACGTCAGATATTCTAAGTGATAAACATTGAGCAGCTTCAGATGTTAAAAACAAACCTGACTGTAATATATGTCTTGTTGCTGTGTTACTATTAGCAGCTGCAATTTTTTGAACACCTACTAATGCATTTTTATCCGGCGTACTGCCATCTCTAGCTTCATTTAATCCGGTTACATCTCTTATCATTTGTAAATAATAATTATAGTTACCAATTAGAGACTGCATTTTTGCACCACCATTACCACTAGATATTTCTTGTATTGGTACTTTACCCGGGTTCATATCACCTTCGCTTGTAAATGATCTACCAATTATACTACCTGTTTGGAAGAACATGTTTAAGGCTTCTTGCGGATTATAGTTTGTTCCGTTACCTAAATCTATTTCAGCAAGACCATCGGCGTCTAAGTATATTCCATCTGGCACCATACGAGATAGTACTTGCTGTAGCTTTAAATGTGTTAGTTGTATCATATCTGCAAAACCAGTAATACGCTTAACTAAAGATTCAATACGACCTTTATACATACGCGGAGCAACGATACTATAATTCATTTTAACTTTTGTATGATCGCTTTTAGGTCTCATCATGTTTTTAGCCAACTCCCACTTTAATAGTTTTTTAGTACCTAATATTAAAGCACCCTCATATAAACACTCGTATTTTTTACCTAACTTTTCAAAGTTTGTGTTTTTATCGTTTGGAGGATTAAAACTGTCTGTTTTTTCAATAGCCTTACTACCACCACTACCAGTTTCTTTTATTTTATATACTTCATTTTTAAAAGTTTTATAATTAAAATATAAAACCTGAATTTTGTTACCATCTTCTTCTCTTAAATTACTATGTGTTTTGTTGTAATTTTTTTGATGATAGTTTTGGTTTTTAGTTATATCCTCTAACTCTTCTTGTGTTAAATCAGGAAATTGTTTTACAAGTTCATTTAAAGGTATTGTTTTAACTTCACCTACGTAATATATGTCGTCAAAATATGGAGATTCTGAATAAGAATAAACTAAGTTTACAGGATCAACATAGTCAATAGTAATACCTTCTGATGTATTAAAGTTTGTTTTAACAGCACCAATACCTAAAACTGTAAGATCGTAATAAAATTGTTTTTTAATTAACTCATACCTATTACCATCAAACAATACGTTTAAAGCTTGTTCTTCAGCTATTTCAATAGCTTGCTTGTAACTAAGCTGCATGTATAACTCAAGCTCTTCTTTAGTCTCAGGTAGTTCTACCATTTCGCTTTTACGAAGGTTAAGACCCATTTCTTTTTGAGCTACATCATTAATTTCTTTGTTTTGAATATCTTGTAAAGCATTGTTCATGAACTCAGTTCTTTTCTCAACACCGTATGGGTCTTGTGAATAAGCTTTTATGTCATAAGTTCTTTCTGCAATACCATTTACAACTATATCAACAAACTTAGGTATAATAGGTACTGGTGTCCAATCTAAATTAAGATAAGATAAATCACCGTTTATAGATAATTCATCTTTGTATTTTTGTATTGACTGCTCTCCTCTAGCGTATAATCTTAAACTGTGAAAGTTATTGTGATTAGTTCTATACTTGTTAGTTCCGTTCTCTACATTGAACCACTCTCTTTCTATAGCTTTAGCTACTCTAAAACCATATTCTAACGAATCTTTTTTGCTATCACTAACAGTTTGGCTTGGAAAATAATTGTTTATAACAGACTCTGCCATATTTATTTTTTAATTAATTTAGATGTACTACCGTTGTTTGTATACTTAGCAATACTTATGTTTAGTTTAGGTTTTTGTATAGGTGCATTTGGTCTGTAAAGATGTCTATTGCAAGCCATTATTGCTAATCCAGAGCTAATAGCAGCATCATGCTTTGTTCTTTTGTTTATATCAAATTTTGCCCAGTCGTTTAACAACTCGTTAAAATACATATTACCGTAGTTGCCATCTTGCTTCATACCTACATGATCTTGTATGTACATTTCAATTGCGGCTGCGTGAGCTTGCTTTATATCCTCACTTGAGTTAGGTATACCACCTACTTCTTTTTCTGCTGTAGATAGTTTGTTCCATATTTTATCAGGTCTATTCATACTAAAACCTCTGTAACCACGTCTTCTTAAATAATATAATAAACGAGGTTTGTTGTTCTCCGCGAGTATAGGCATCCCGTAAAATACTAATGCCATTAGAACGTCTTCAAAGAATATCTCTGCGGTCTGTGGTCTAGCTAAGTACTCTAAAAACATCATATTTGACGGTGCTTCTTCCATGCTAAACTTTGTTAACCCGTGCAAAGCGCCTTTAGAACCTACACCATCTACTGTTCCTGATATATCATAGCTATCACAACCAAAAGCACCCATGTGTTCGTTTCCAGGATATTTAACACCGTTTTTTAAAATACAATTGTTTTGTAAATTAGAAGGTGGTACCCAGCTTACTTTAAATCTACCTTTTGGATCTGGATAAAATATTACGTTACTATCTTTAATACCATTAACCCATTGAAAATTACCTTTAGTAATACCTAATGTGTTAGACATTTCTTCATTGTAATCTATTTGTTCGTATATCTTTACTAAGTTGAATATACTGTTTTTTGTTTCATCTCTAAACGCATGTTCGGTAGTTCTTGGAAATTGTCTGTAAAACTCATTTAAAGCGTCTTGATCGTTTTTTAAACCATCAGCTTCATTTTGCCAACTATCTACAACGCCTATATCTATTAATTCCCCATGTGGATCAAAGACTTCATGATCCGGAGTATCGAAGACTGGGCTTCCGTGCTCATCAATAAATCCTTCGTAGTTCCACTCCATTGGGATAAAAAGAGAATATAAGCCAGACGCTGTCTGTCCATTTCTGTTTCGCT